GGAGACGGTTTTGAGCGCGTACGGGGCGTCGCTGGTTTCCTGGACGCGCGCGCCGTGGTGATAGGCGGTGGACATGGGTTAGGCCTCGGGAGTGGCGGGGATGGCGTCGGTCGGTGCCGGGGCGTCCGGCCAGACCACGGTGTGCGGAAAGTCCGGCTGCTGCGGCACATCGCGCAGCGCCTGGGCATAGGTCGCCAGCGCCGACGCTTCGGCATCGGTCAGCGTGGTCGGCTGGGCATAGGTGGTTTGCAGCACGTGGCGCTGCAGGGCGTCGGTGACCGGGGCAAGCAGGACATCGCGCTGCGCGCGCAGGCGTGCGGCGATCTGCTCGGTCGTGGGCGGCGGCGGATCCGCCAGCGTGGGCGCGCCATCACGGACGACGATCCGTTTGCCGCGGCTCTGGCCGTCCAGCAACGCGCGGTAGGTGTCCTCACTTAAGACGGCCAGGTCACTGGCCGGCGGCAGGGTGCAGTGCGGATTGGCCTGCTCGATCAACGGACCATCGGCGAGCGTTTGGCCATCGCCCGGTGTCCAGTCGGGATCGCGGACCGGGAGGGTGCGCGGGCCATGCACCGCATCGCAGTAGAAGCCGCCCTGCACGATGTCGTAGAAGTAGGCCATTCAGTACCCCAGGGCGAAGTAAGTCAGCCCACACCAACGGTTGGCGTTGGCGCCGCCGGGGAACTGGATGAAGGTGGTGAAGTGCGTGCGGTCCCAACCGGTGAGCTGGGCGCTGTCGTCGTACTGCGACCAGCCCGCGCCGCCGACGTTGGTCAGGTAGTCGCTGACCTGCACCGAGAGGCAGCCATTGGGAAACGCGATGGGGAAGCTGAGCGCGGGGCCCGTGCCTTCGTTCCACGGCGCATCGGAGAGATACATCCCCCACTGCACCAGGAAGCCGTTGGGGAACTTCATCCAGCCGTTGCCCTGGGCGGCGAACGAGATTTGCCCGCTGTGCCACACGGGATTGCCCACCACGCGCAGGTCTTCCACCCAGGTCGTGCCGTCAAGCGCGGCGTCGCGGATGCGGTCGTGCAGCACACGCCGCGCCGGGCCCATCGTCCAGCCGCCCCACTTGAGCACGTTGTCGGTGTCCAGGCCGAGGAAGCCACCGGCGACGCTTTCGCGAAGGAAGGCCATCACGGCCGAGGCGGAGGCATTGCCGCCGTTGGCGACGAGCAGGGGCGGTGAGCCTTCGAGGCCCGTGCCGGCGATGCCGTCGATGGAGGGCATGAGGCCGTTGGTCAGCCGCGTGCCGACCGAGGTGTTGCTCGCGCCGATGCGTGCGAGGGCGTAGCCGGTGCCGCCGTTCAACGCCAAGGTGCCGTCGTTCTTCAAGGTGGCGTAGGCGCCGCCAGTCGCGCCGATCTGCAGCGCGCCGCCGGCGGCCACCACGGAACCCTGAAACACGGGGCTCTGCGTCGGCGCCTTGGCGTCGAGCGCGGTCTGCAGGTTCGTCACATCGCCGATGGCGTGCGTGTGCGCCGACGGCGCAAAGGTGGTGGGCTTGGCGGTGACTTCGCTCCATGCCGGCCAGCGCTGGGTCTGCATGGGCGGGTTGTTGATGTCCGACCAGGCGTGCGAGTGCGGCGCCGGGGTGAAGGTGTCGGGCTTGGCCGTCACCTCCGACCAGGCCGGCCAGCGGCTCGCCTGCGCGGGCGCGTTGGTGATGTCCGACCACGGATGCGAGTGCGCGCTCGGCGTGAACGTGGTCGGCTTGTCGGTGAGGTTGGCCCAGGCGCGGTAGTAGTCGCCGTGCTGGCCGTCGAGCGTGTCGGCATCCAAGCCGTTGCCGGGGCCGTCGTCTTTCAGGGCGGCGCCCTTGAGGCCCAGCTCCCCGCGGAAGGCCGCGGCCGTGGCGAGTCCCAGCAGCTTCTTGACGAACGCGGTGGGCGCACCGATGCCCAGGCGGGCATTGAGCGCGGCGAGCAGCGACTTCGGCGTGATGGCGCGCTGCGTATCGGTGCCGGTGGTGGCGTCATCGTCGCCGGCCAGCTTCACCACGCCCAGCGTGTCGAGGGTGGCCGCCGGATTGTTGAACGTGGTGTCGCCGAAGGTGATCTGCGTGGCATCCGCGTCGGTGAACTGCACGTCGGTGGCCAGCAGCATGGTGGACTGCGCGGATTTCTCCACGATCACGTTGGCCTGGCCGTAGGAGCCGAACAGCGTGCCGTCGTCCAGGTACCAGCCGAAACCGCGCACGGTGTACACATCGGTGCCCGCATCCGTCACGGTGACGTGGACCGTGTCCTTCGCGGTCGCGCCGCCGGCCACGGTGGCCAGGCGTTTGATCTCGTTCGGCAGCGGTTGACCGGGCACGAACGCGATGGCGGTCAGGCCCACGCGGGCGATGCGTACGGCCTGGGTGCCATCGGCTTGGGCATTGACCAGGGCCGCGCGTCCAGCCGGCGTGATCGTGAGGGTGAGGGCCATCTCAGGCGGCTCCGGTGAATTGCAGATGCGCGTAGGCGACAGGCCGGGCCGCGGCGATCACGCCGAGTCGGCCGCGGGCCTGCAAGCCCTGGGTGAAGGTGAAGTGCGACCGGGCCGGCTTGGTGCGGCGAATCTCGGCGATGACGTCGTCCACGTAGGCGGCGCTGGCTTCGGCGCCGTCGTCTCCGGTCAGGGTCAGCACCACGTCGAAGGTGTGCGGGACGCCTTTGGGCTCGGTCTGCCACCACTCCCGAATGCTGATCGCGCCGCCGAAGGCCGCGGCCACGTCGCGCACGGACTGGGACGTCCCTTTGCGGCGCGCGATGTCGATGGCCTGGCGCACGCGGTTGCGCTTGACCGTGTCGGACCAATAGCTCTTCCAGCTATCGAGACTCAGCGACCAGGCCAGCCACGGCAGCAGCTCGCCGCGGATGGTGTCGGCGTTCCATAGCGTGCGCAGTGGGACTGGCACGTCGAGCGCGTTGAGCGTGACGTGTTCGAGGGTGCGTTCCAGCGGCGTGTTGTTGGGCGGCAGGAGGCTATCCACCGATGCCTCCATAAGCCAATTCCACGCCGGTGCAATGCGCGGCCTGCGTCGGGCCGATTACCAGCGTGGCACGCGGTTCATCCAGCTCTACGTTCTGGATACCGGCCACCTGCAACGCGGCGTAGAGCCCGGACAGCGTGATATCGCGGTCCAGGCGCTTAGCTTCGGCGAGATAGGTATCCAGGCTCGCGCGCGACGCGGCGCGGACGATATCGGCATCCGGGCCGGCGTAGGTCCACAGGGTGGCGCGGACCTGGAAGGGCACGATGTCGGCCGACTGGACGGTGACGAAATCGGTCAGGGGCCGCACGTTGTCGGCGCTCACGTTGTCGGCCACGGCGGCAAGCAGAGCGGGGTCGGCCTGGCCATCGCCCTGACGCGACAGGACCGACACGATCACCTCGCCGGGCCAGCGCGCCGCGGCCAGAGCCGCCTGCATGTCGGCCACCAAGGCCGGCGTCGCGTCGTGGCGGGCCAGGACGCCGGCCACCACCGCGCGGATGTCATCGGGTTGCGGGCTGATCGCGCTGGCGTCGAGCACATCGCCCGACGCGCTGCGCGCGTGAAATATGTAGGCCGCTTCCGGCCCGGCCACCGAGAACGAGGCCGGCGCCAGGGTGATGCGCTCGCGCAGGGCGTCGTCGGATTCCATCACGGCGGGGATAGCCAGCTCCGGCTTGGCGGGACTCAGCGTGAGGCGTTCGACGCCGTACCAGGCGCCGATGTGGTCGAGGTCCGCACCTTGGGCGGTCGCCAGGAAGTTGGCCCGTGCCGCGTCGTTGACGCGCTGACGCAGGCCGAGCGCCACATAGGCGACGGTCTGCAGGATCTTCACGACCGGCTCGGACTCGCGGCTCAGGTCGATATCCGGCAGGGAGGCATTGCGCTTCTGCTGTTGCTGCCACAGCGCGGCGAACTGCTCTTTGGCTTTCGCTAGGATCGTTTCGTAGTGGAGCGGTTCGACCACATCGGGCGGTGGCAGGCGGTCGAGCTGGATCGCGCTGGTCATGCGGCCTCGCTCCGATTCAAGGGCACGCTCAGCGACACGGCGGCGCCGGTCGCGGCGAGTCGGCCGCCGATGTCGAGTGCGAACTTGCCCTGCAAGCCGTCGATAGCCGTCAGCGCGACACGCTGCACGGTGAGCCGCTTCTCCCAGCGCATGAGCGCGGTGGCGGTGGCGGCGAACAGGCGCACGCGGGTGGAAGCGTTGGCCGGCGCGTCGAGCAGGTCGAAGATGCGACTACCGTAGGTGCGTCGCGCGAGGCTGCTACCCAGCGGCGTGGTCAGGATGTCGGCGACGGATTGCGCGATGTGCTCGATCTCCGGCAGCGCGGCGCCGGTGGTGCGCGACATGCCGGTCATGGCTGTGGCTTCCCCGACATGCCGGAGCCGGGCTGTACCTGGCCGTGGGGGTGGTCGCGCAGGCTGATATCACCGGCCTTCACGTCCGCGTCGGTGGTGATGTCCTGCGCGGTATGCAGCGTCGCGTCGAAGGTCGCCGCCTGGGTAACGTGGAAAGCGCCGTCGATATCCATATCGCCGACCAGGTGGAAGCCACCGGGCGCCGTCAGCTCCACGCGGCCGCCAGCTGGAAGCACGCCCTTGAGCAGATGCGTAGCGTGGTCGTACAGAAACACGGCGCCATCACCGAAGGCGATCACCACGTTGTCGGAGGTGGCGCCATCAGGTATGGCGAAGGTGTCGTAGAAGATGCCCGTCAAGGCGACGGCGGCGCCGAGGTTGCCCCCGGGAGAAAGCACGAGTACCTGCTCGCCGGGGGTGGGCGGTGACCAGGTGCGCGTGGCGCCGGCACGTGGAGCAAGCCATGGAATGGGCTTGGTGGCTAGGCCGCCCACCGACACCACTACGCGCGCGCTTGCCACATCGATGGTGGCGATGGTGCCGTAGCGGATCAGGTTGATGAGTTGCGTGGGGTCCTCGTGCATGCGTTGCATGCTGCGGAAGGACGGCGCGCAAGGCACGTAGGGACTGTTCTGTGATGAGGAGTTCAGAACGTTGGCTGACGCAGCCGCGCTGACAAAGGTTTCTGGTAGTTGCCGAGCATTCTCGGATACGGCCTGGGATGGCCGATGGCCTCTTACCCGCTGTTAGCCCGTAGAGGCTAAGAGGGCCATTCAGATCTAGTCCGTTGGAGGGATTTGTTTGCTGGCAAAGCCGGCTGGCTATACTGGTTGGGCGGAGATTGCTTAACGCTATGGCGTTGAGCTGTCCCCGATTAACAGGCGCCGTATGAAGAACCCGGCCCAAAGGGTCGAATGTCTAACAGCTATGGCCGATAACATGACCTACCATCACGTCATTGCAAAAGTGGGCTCAGGAGATAAATTCCGGTGCCTATTCTCGGATCTATCTGCGGCTGATCTGCGGAAAAAATTCATCTTGCCGTACGAGCGTGGTACGGGGTTTTTCTGCGGAAGTGATCTCATTTCACCGGCTGAAATCCGTTCGCTAAAGATTGTAAGGACCAACAATCCGGACGAGGTCGAGCGGGCGGAAATTAACCGTGCCGATCAAGCCAGGATAGATGAATTCAATCGCACGAGCGGTGGCCTCACTATTATAGGTTTCGGGGGTGGCTATGAGCCTGAGGACATTGAGGGCGCTGGTGAAGATGTGACGCACGTGCTTATCAAGGGGCCGCCTGGCTTTAAGGCTGGCCGCTGGGCGCCGTCTAAGAAAGTCATGGGATGGTTTTTTGGAATCCTCGCCTCCGTGGTCGCCGCTGGTGCAGCGAAATGGTTGGGATGGGTGTAAAACTGTCAATAGTGAGTCGTGTCGGAGGAACTTTGTTCTGACAGGGCAGCGAAATAGGAGGGGGGATGCCAATCGAACTTCACGATGGTTGCGTCAAGCAGCTGATCAAGCTCGTTGAACAGGCGTTAGTCGAGACGACGTGTTCCTATAACGCCATCATCGACTATCCGCAGCCAGAGGTGTGGAGTGCCCTGGATA